AAGAATACAAAACGTATATAAGCGATGTATTTAGCGCAAGACGTAGAATTACAAAGGTTTCTGCTTTTATGCCTTTAAAAGTCCTCTATGACCTTCAGATGAACGATTATATGACCATAGGACAACAGTCTTATAAGATAAACAGTATCACAACGGATTTGACTAATGGAAAAAGCTCTTTAGAACTTTTAAATAACGTACAATGATTAAAAATATACTAGACCTTTTAAAAATAGCTAAGGGCGAAACTGAGAATATCAGGATAGCACAAGGCAAAAACGCATTACCCAAAACCCTCAAGTCCGCATATAAGCAAATTAAAACAGAAATAAAATGGCGATAGTCAAAGAATATGAGATGAAAGTCAATACGGCTGATGCTCAAGAAAATGTAGAAGATTTAAACAAAGAAATAAAAGAAACAGGAACTGATATTTCAGGTGTTGAAGCTGCTGCAGATAAAGCAACAGGCGGAATGGTTTCAGGTTTTAAAGGTGCAGTAAAAGGAGTCAAGAGTTTTATTGGAGGTCTTAAAACAATGAGAGGTGCTTTAATTGCAACAGGACTTGGAGCTTTTGTAATTGCTGTTGGAAGTTTAGCTGCTGCATTTACTTCTTCAGAAGAAGGTCAAAACAAGTTTGCTAAAATAATGGGTGTGATTGGTTCGGTAACTGGTAACCTTATCACTATGCTTTCTGATTTAGGTTTTAAAATAATAGAAGCATTTGAAAACCCAAAACAAGCTCTTATTGATTTTAAAGATGCATTTGTAAAAAACATAACAAATAGAATTTCAAGTGCAATAGAAACAATAGGATTTTTAGGGAGTGCTATAAAAAAAGTATTTAGTGGTGACTTTACTGGTGCATTAGATGATGCGAAATCAGCAGGCAGTTCTTATGTAGATAGCTTAACAGGAGTCAAAAACACTTTAGACAAAGTTTCTACATCAGTAAGTAATTTAAAAGAAGAATTAATTGAAGAAGGAAAAGTTGCAGGAAAAATAGCAGATCAAAGAGCGCAAGCTGATAAACTAGATAGAAAGTTAACAGTAGAAAGAGCAAAAGCAAATAGAGATAGAGCTGCTGCTTTAGAAAGTGCAGTTAATAAAGAAAAGTTTTCTGTTGAAGAAAGGATTGCTTTTTTACAAGAGGCTGGAAGAATAGAAGAAGAAATAACAGAAAAAGAACTAATTTCTGCTAGATTAAGATTAGAGGCAAAGATTTCTGAAAATGCACTTGCAAATTCAACAAAAGAAGATTTAGATGAAGAAGCTAATTTAAGAGCAAACCTCATTAATTTAGAAACTGCAAAACTTGCAAAACAAAAAGAGGTAACATCTCAAACAATAGCTTTAAAAGCAGAAGAAGCTGCTGAATTAAAAGCAATAGAAGATAAAAAATCTGCTGATCAAAAAATATTAGATGATCAAGCCGCTGAAGCAGAAAAGAAAAGATTAGAAAATGTCAAAAAAACTGCGGATGAAGAAATTAGGATTGCAAAATTAGTAGCTGAACAAAAAAAACAAGTTCAACAAGCAAACTTAAATAATATAAGTCAAGGATTTGCTTTGCTAGGTCAAATAGCTGGAAAAAATAAAGCGGTTCAAGCTGCTGCTATTATTGGTGAAAGTGCAGTTGGTATTGCAAGAACTGTTATATCTACTCAAGCTGCAAATGCTGGAGCTTTAGCTACTCCACAAGCCATATTAACTTCAGGTATTTCAGCTGCTCCTGTTATTGCTGCAAACAACATAACCGCAGCTCTTGGAATTGCTACAAATATTGCAGCCACAACAAAAGCGTTAAGTGGTTTAAAGGCTGGAGGTTCACCCCCTACTCCCCCTTCTTTGCTAAGTTCTTCTGGAGGCAGACCTGCGGTTGGTAGTGGTTCTCCTAATTTTAATATAGTAGGTCAAACAGGGACTAATCAATTAGCAGATGCTATATCAGGACAAAATCAAAGTCCTTTTAGAGCTTATGTAGTTGCATCAGATGTAACAACAGGACAAAGCCTAGAACGTAACATCATAGAGGGAGCTAGTTTATAAATACAAAAAACAATAATCTAATCGTTATATAAATATGAAAATAGTTGAATTAATATTAGACGAGGCACAAGAGATGATGGGCATTGATGCTATCTCTATTGTAGAAAGTCCAGCAATACAAGAGGATTTTGTAGCATTAAATTCTGATGAAATAAAATTGGCAGAAGTTTCTAAGGAAAAGAAAATACTAATGGGTGCTTTGCTTGTGCCAAACAAGCCTATCTACCGAAAAAACGGAGATGATGAGTATTATATATATTTCTCAAAAGATACAATTGCAAAGGCTTCTCAGTTATATTTAAAAAATGGCTATCAAGGTAATTCAACACTAGAACACGCAAGTGCTTTACAAGGTCTTACTCTTGTTGAAAGTTGGTTAGTCGAAGATGACGTTCACGACAAGTCAAGAAAGTATGGAATGAATGTGCCTGTTGGGACTTGGATGGGTGCAGTAAAAGTAGACAATGATGAAATATGGAATGAATACGTTAAGACAGATAAAGTTAGGGGTTTTTCTATTGAAGGTTACTTTGCAGACAAAATGGAAAAGTCTGATAAAGAGGTTAAACAATCTTCGGAAGTAGAAGCAGATGAATTACTTTCTTTGATAAAAAAAGTTTTAACAGATGAATAAAAAAAACACAAACTATATACCTAGCCATTCATCTCCAAGAGGGGCATCTAGAGCTTGTCTATGCAGGGATACAAACACTTATTCAAAAAAATGTTGTACAGGAGATATAATGGCTCAAGGCATAGGGAATATCACAAGGACAGACTGAAAATGCAAATTTTAATTTAAACATCGTTATATAGTTATGAAATCAAGTGAAATGATAAATAATATCAAAACGCTTCTAAACATCGAGGTCAAACTTGAAGAAATGAAGCTCGAGAATGGCACAGTTGTAGAAGCTGAATCATTTGAGAAAGGAAAAGAGCTTTTCATTAAAACTGATGATGAGCGAGTTGCAATGCCTGTTGGCGAATATCTACTTGAAGATGGTCGTTTGGTAGTTGTGGAAGAGGAGGGAATTATTGCTGATGTCCGAGAGGTGTCTGATGAAGTTCCTGCAAAAGAAGATGAGGAAGGTGAAGAAATCACTTCTGACTTAGCTGATGAAAAAGAAGAGATGGCATACGCAACAAAAGAGGAGTTATCTTCTGCTGTTGAGGAAATGAAATCTATGATTGAAGAAATCAAAGCTATGGTTTCCCCTAAAGAGGAAATGTCAGATGATGACGTTGAACTTTCTAAGAATATGAAAGAAGAATTATCTGCACCAGCTGCTGAGCCAATTAAGCACAGCCCTGAAGCAGAATCTGCGCAAGTAGAACAAAAGGTTTTTGCTCAAAGTAAAGTAAGAACAACGCTCGATAGAGTATTAAATAAATTAAATAAATAAAAATGAGTTTAGAAAAAGTAAATCTCGCTACCACTACAAATATTACCACGACTTACGCTGGTCAATTTGCTGGTGAATATATTGCTGCTGCACTTCTTTCGGCTTCGACTATCGATGACGGTGGACTTACAATTAAAGGTAATATCTCTTATAAAGAAGTAATCAAGAAGTTAGCTACTACTGAATTAGTATCTGCTGCATCTTGTGACTTCACACCAACCTCTACTGTAACACTTACAGAGAGAATTTTGCAACCTACAGAGCTACAGGTCAACTTACAACTTTGTAAGAAAGACTTCATTAGCGATTGGGAAGCTCAATCAATGGGCTTTGGGTTGGCACAAACATTACCTCCTAAGTTCTCTGACTTTATGTTAGCTCACGTTGCTGCTGAAGTTGCTCAATCAAATGAGTTGAATCTTTGGCAAGGCGATACTGCTGCTGCTGCAAATAACGCTTATGATGGATTTGAGAAGTTGTTAGCTGCTGATGCTGGAGTTATTGACGTTGCTGCTGCAACGCTTGATGCTGCAAACATCATTGCTGAATTAGGAAAAGTTGTTGATGCAATACCTGGAGCTTTATATGGTAAGGAAGATTTGTTTATCTATGTTGGTTCTGCTGCTGCTAAGTTTTATGTTCAAGCTCTTGGTGGATTTGCCGCTAATGGTCTTGGAGCAAATGGTGTAGCTAATATGGGAACACAATGGTGGAACAACGGAAGTTTGACTGTTAACGGAGTTAAAATCTTTGTTTGCCCAGGAATGTCTGCTAACAAAATGGTAGCTGCTCAAAGAAGCAACTTGTACTTCGGCACAGGATTGCTTAATGACACTCAGGAAGTTCGAGTTCTTGATATGCAAGATTTAGATGGTTCACAGAATGTTCGTATGGTAATGCGATATACTGCTGGTGTCCAGTTCGGAGTTGCTGAAGACGTTGTTCTTTACGCATAAGATTAATAATAACATAAGAAGGGGTAGGTGGATTTTACTACCTACCCTTTTTTTATAAAAAATAAATAACTATGGCTTGTGCAATAACATCAGGGAGAAAAGTCCCTTGCAAATCAGCATTTGGTGGCATTAAAAGAGTTTACTTCTGTAACTATAATGATGCTAGTATTACGTTGGATGCAACTACAGACGAAGTTGAAACTATCACTATGGATGGTACGACAACATTTTTTCAATACGATGTAAAAGGAAATTCTAGCCTTGAGACTACAATTACTAGCTCAAGAGATAACGGAACAACTTTTTACACACAAACACTTAATTTGACTCTACCTTACTTAGACAACCTAACTAAGAACGAAGTTCAGTTGTTAGCTGCTGGTAGACCTCAAATGATTGTTGAAGATTATTACGGAAACAGATTTTTCTGTGGATATGAGAATGGTATGGACTTAACTGGTGGCACTATCGTAACTGGTGCTGCTGCTGGAGACCTATCAGGATTTACTTTGACAATGGAAGGAATGGAAGAATTTGCTCCTTATTTTATAGAGAGTGGAGTTACTATTAGTGTTGGTTCTCAGATTGATCCAACATCTGCCGCAGTACCTCAACCTTAATACTTTTTTGGTATATTAGCATTGGTTTTACCCACCAAATTCTGTCATTGTCGTTGCAATTATAAGATTGTAAATGATAGAAAATTAAAGCCCTACTTCGGTAGGGTTTTTTTTTGCTTTAGACTTTTACAAATTCATCTATTTCTTTCGTTATATAAGTATGATTGTATTAACCACATCAGCAACTGCTCAAACACTTAAAGTAA